TCGGAGGGCGACGGAACGCTTCCTTAACGGCGCCAGGCAGGTCAACAAACACATGACGCTGACCGCCGATAGTCATTTCTGACTGCAAGATTACAGCGCCAGTAGCATTGACTGCACCCTGCGCCATCATCTGTCCGTAGTAATCCTTGTTGTTATCCATAACTTTTTACCTTAAAAATTAAAATGTTTACTTTTCTTTCGGTTCGATGATGTCATCCCACTCGTCGTCACGGATTGTCTTGCCGCCGCCAGAAGAAGAGCCGCTGCCCTTGTGCGGTATAGCAGTGTTGCCTGTAGCACGCTTGAAGTCGGTAGTGTAAATACCCTCTGCCTTTGAAACCAGGTCGATTACATCGGCATCATGGTCGGGAATTTCAAGTTTGGAGATTGCAGTGTCAAGAAAGAAATCGTTAAGTTCGAGCTTTGCCTTGTCAAACTTATCCTTCAAGCCCTTTCTGACCGCTTCGATTGTAGCGGCTCTTGATGCCTTCTTGTCGCGCTCCTCATTTGCCTTTTCGAGGGCTTCGAGCTTTGCGAGCAGCTTGTCGTACTTGTCGTCGGGCTTGTCCTCCTCGCTCTTCTTTCCATTGCGCTCCTCCTCTTCCTTCTTCTTGCGTTCGGCTTCCTCTCTGCTTTTCTTAATCTCGTCAGAGACATTCTTGTGCAGATTGCCGTCCATGCGCTTGAGTCGGTTTGCCACCTTGGTAACTGTCTTGGCGTTCGCAGCCTCGTCGTCACCAATTTCATCCAGTACGTCATTAAGTTCTTCGTTAATGGTTTTCTGGCTAAGTGCTTTGAACTTGGTGGTATCAACCTCCTTGTTCACCAATGAAAGCAGTTCTTCTACTGTCATATATAAAAGTTTTAGTGTTGGTTTCCGGTAGTTCTTCTACCATTAATGTATAAATATACGTTTTTCTTTCGCAAAAATATGAATAAATATACAATTAACCAAATATTTTCGATATATTTGCATAAATATTTTGTATATATATGCAGAAAAGTTGTTTTTCAGGGTTGAAATTGGATAACGGAGAGCCTGTTTACACTCAAGAGTACATTCAATCACTAAGAGATAAAGACAAGAAGCATCCCGACAGGTTGAAGATTATCGCTCAACGTGGCGGACAGGAGCGTATGCTTGCCATTGATGCTGATATTAAGATAGTCGGAGGCTCGCGAGGAGGTAGTAAGAGTTTTAGTTCTCTCATGGAGGTGTTGAAAGACATCAAGAACCCTGAGTTCCATGCAACAATCCTGCGTAACGAGAAGGATGACCTTCAATCGCTTGTAACGGACTCGTACAAGCTCTTCTCGCAGTTCGGCACATACAACAAGTCGCAGAATGATATGACGTGGAACTTCACCAACGGAGGCTGGCTAAAATTCTCATACTACGCAGGCTCGTACCAGGACTTCAAGACCCGCTTCCAGGGCCGTCAGTTCGCATACGTGTGCATCGACGAGGGAACCCAGTGTCCGTACAAGAAGTTCAAGTATCTGCTTACCAACAACCGTAACGCCTCGCAAATCCGCAACCGCTTCTGGATAACGTGCAACCCTGATCCTGAGTCGTGGGTGCGCAAATTCATAGACTGGTGGGTAGACGAGGATGGATACATTATCCCCGAGCGTGACGGAGTCATACGCTACTGCTTCATGGACGGAGATACTCCCGACTCAATCTATTGGGGAGATACGCGAGAGGAGGTTTACGAACAATGCGGAGGTATCATAGATAAGCTGTGGAAAGAAAGCTATGCCGAACTCGGATATACCAAGCTCGAAATGTTCATCAAATCCGCCACATTCATTCGTGCCGACGTATCGGAAAACATCAAACTTATCTCTACCGACGCATCATATCTCGCCAACCTTGCACAACAGGACGAGGAGCAACGTATGCGCGACCTCGAAGCCAACTGGAACTGGAAGTCCGCAGGCGACGACATGATAAAGATGGCAGACCTCGAAGAAATATTCGACAATGCCGTACAGGTCGGAGATGGAGTGCGGCGTGCATCCGCCGACATTGCCTTCACCGGCGGCGACAACTTTGTGATGTGGCTGTGGGAGGGATGGCACTGCAAAGACCTTGTAGTAATGCGACTCGACTCTCAAACGCTCGTGTCTGCGGTGCAGGCGAAGCTGCGTGAATGGGGAGTGGAGGAGTGCAACTTCACTTACGACTTGCAGGGTATCGGTCAGTATTTCAAAGGTTTCTTTGCCGATGCCGTACCGTTCAACAACCAGGCAGCACCTGTCGCTATGACACACCAGGAAGAAAAGGGCATCAAGTTCCTGTACAAAGACCTTAAATCACAATGCGCCTTCCTGTTCTACAAGATGATAAAGGAAAAACAAATCTCGATAGAGTCTTCGCTGCTTGAACGCAAGTATTCGGGAGACGGATTTGACAAGGTGCCGCTGCGTCAGATTTTACAGAAGGAGAGAAAGATGCTGCGCCGCGACGACAACAGCGACGACAGAGGCTTCAAGCTACTGCCTAAGAAGATGGCTAAACGGTACGTAGGGCACTCGCCCGACTTCTTCGAGTCATGGCTATATATAATGATTTTCAGCTTAACTAAAAAGAAACACAAAAAGATAAAAGGACTATGGATGCTTTGAACAATGTAAAGGACGTGCGGGAGCTGCTCGTCCGAAAGCCGTTTTACGAAGTAACCCCGAAGGGTTATATGAAACACGGAATTATAGACCGTGAGTTTTCCGAGAACGAAGACCCTTGTATGCCTGCGGATGTGCTGTATCGCAACATCAAAACACAGCAGGACTTCTTGCGCGAGTTCTATCCGTCAGGACATAGGATTTGCGACCCGCAGCAATATCCCGACATCTGGAAGAAGAACCCGGAAACGGGACTTTGGTGCGTGCAGAAAATTCAGCGCACCGCGTTTGCCTTTCAGCAGGTTATCTACACCAAGCACGTTCTTCATGTGACTGGCAACGATATTCAGTTCGAGCTTGCGGAGGGAACCGAAGAAGGTAGCGAAGAGAAACTACAAGAGCTGCTCACGAAATACAAGAAGGGCTGGCTCATGCACGATATGGAGATACGCTTCTTCGAGGCGGTATCTGCATACATGAAGGTTGCAGACTGTGCCATTGTAGGCTATTTCGACGGCGACGGCAAATTCGGAACGAGAACACTCTCGTTCGACCGTGGCGACACGCTGTTTCCGAGATACGACCCGCTTACCGGCGAACTGATTGCGTTTGCACGCAAGTATGTGGACTATGACGAGGAAGGAGAGGAGCGCATCGAGTGGGTTGAAGCATGGGACAAGGAAAAGTTCTACCGCTTCAAGAAAGACCTGTCGGGAGGCACTGCGAGAAATGCCATTAGAAAGGTCGCGTCTATCTTCGGTGCGTCCGAATATGCCTGCGTCGAGGAGAAACGACACGGCTTCCCGTTCATACCTGTAGCATACGCCCGCAACGAGGACGGCCCTTGCTGGTCTGCCGTACAGCGCAACATCGAGGATTATGAGGAGGCGTTCTCGTATCTCTGCGAGAACAACAAGGCGTATGCCTTCCCGATACTTACGCTTACCGGCGAGGGGGATGAGATAGAGATAAAGGGCGATACGAACGGCGCTGCTAAGACGATCATGATTACCGACACGGACGGCAAGGCGGAGTTCCTCAATGGCACGGACGCGTCAAACGCCTTCGCTACACAGCTCAACAAGTCTTATGACCTCATCTACGAGCTTTCGTTTACCGTGAAGCCGCCCGAACTCAAATCGGGAGACCTGCCGGGCGTTGCAATCAAGCTGCTGTATTCTCCAGCCCTCGAAGCTGCCATGAACGACGCACAGAGATTGCAGCCGTTCCTCGACCAGTTGGTGCGTATAACTAAGTTTGGTATCGGAACGGAGAACAACTGTATGGCCTCAATGGTTGCACTGCCGGTCAATGCGTGGATTGAGAGCTATATCCATCAGAACGACACTGAGCTTATCACTAACCTGGCCACTGCGGTTCAGAACAAATTCCTCTCGAAGCAGACTGCTTCTGAGCGCAATTCCAAGTTCTCGAAGAACGACGAGTTTACTCGTATCATGCGCGAGCAGAAAGAGGAAGACCAGCAGGACTTGCTCATCGACATCCAACGCCAGGAGGCACAGGTTGAGAACAACATCGAGCAGGAGGAAGCGCTTGCAAAAATTAACAATCAGCAGCCTGGCGACGACATCAACACTGGTCGCGGCAAAAGAGGCAGACCGAAGAGGTCTGACAAGGCATGGGACGAGAACGGCAATTATCCTGGACGCAACAACTGGGATAAGAATCTAAAAAAGTAATTCATGGAGTCACAGGAATACGCACTTAATAGAACCAAAGCGCAGATAGCCTGCGAGTCGCGCGTACAGAAGCGACTGTTTAAGGTTGCCCGTGAGATAGTGTCGCTCGCTTCCAAATACAGGAGGGGAGCGACACTGACAAACGAGAATGGGTTTATTGCGGCCTCACAGCGCATTGCGTTAGGCGTTGCTGACGGAATAGAAAATGACATTGCTGTCTGTGCCAAGACCGCGTGCTCGATATTGAATATCGGCACGGAGAGCACGGAAGCCTTTCTTGTGTCAAAGGTGTTCGGCAAGACATCAATGGAGCGAACCACCAGTTATCTGAAAAACTTTGCGGAGGACATGGTGCGTATGTGCAAGGCTGGCGTATTGATGAAATACACCGACTCGCAGCTCATGTCCGCAATACGTACTGGATATAAAGACCCGTACACCACGTCCGTAATCACGAAGGCAAGAAAGGAGGATATAAACATCGCCACGCCTTCATACGGCAAGGGCGTATTTCATTCGGCGTATCAGAACATCGTCCGCAATGCGCGACAAATGGTAGCCGTCGCATGGGGTAGAGCTGAACAGCAGTACGGCAAGGAACATGGGGCGATAGGCTACTATATCTTTCGAGGAAGTTCGTATCCGTGCGCGCACTGCGATGATGAGACAACGTATCTGCACCACTTCGGAGACCCGTTCCCGCCACTGCACTACAGGTGCGTTTGCTATGTTAAATTTGTTTACAAAAAAGAGGAGGAGTAATTATGTCAGAATACACATTGTCTGCCTATATGTACAAGTTGAAAAAGCAGTACAACATGGCGGATATTTCATATCTTATATATGCCGACCTGCGTGCGGCAGGGTGGGGTAAAGGCGACGCTTGGAATGTAGCCTTCCAAGGCCAGGGTCTAAACTGGGCCAAAGCCGAACTGCTTCGCGAGATTGAGAAGCTCGAAGCACTCGACTCAGTTCAGGCGCGCATCGCGGATGTACAGGGCACAAACTCGCCCAGGAACGACGAGATAACCGCAGAGGAACTTGCAAAGGAAACTTCAAAGGAATCCATTCTGCGCAAGCTGGTAGCTGCTGAAAAGAAAGCCAAGAAAGGCTCTCCTGACTGGCTGAAGATTGTGTCGCTTGAGGCGGACTATAACAAAATCAAGCAGGATGAGATAGATGTGGAGAACAATACGGTTCACTACTATGTACCAATCAACTATCCCACTTCGTGCAAAAATTGCCTTCTTTATAAAAACAAGAAAGATAAATAAATACAGGAATAGCCTTGCAGCAAAGAGATTACTGCAAGGCTATTCCTGTTTCTACTTGTACTTCTTGCCGGCAACCTTTTCAAGCGTCGCCATGAACGTTTCTTCAATCAAACTGTCATTGAAGGTCGGCAGAAAAACCTCTTCTGGAAGTGCCTTTCTTTCTGCCGTCTCCATGATGATACGCAGGCCAATTTCGAGAGCATACTTATCTTCGATGATTTTAATGATACACTCTTCCATAACTATCTCTGTTTACTCTTCTTTCTTTGCAGGCAGGTCGTCCTTGATAAAGCTGTATTCATGCGTCTCTTCCGCGCTCTTCATGTTGGATATGAGGAAGTGCTCCGCAAGGTCTGCTTCCGTGATGCCGTATGTCTCGTAGATAACTCCGCTTGGCGTGCGCTTCTTGTAGAACTTGCAGGAGTTCCACATCACTCTGCCAAACTTCTGCTGTGACGGTATCTCCTTTTCCTCAAGATTGTTATCCTCACAGAACTGTCTGAAGCTGTCATACAGCGTCTTGGCGTTTATCCAAACTGGTATCTCGCCCTTCGTTCCCTTGTCACAGCGTATCTCATACGCCTTTAGCCATGCCAGCACGGGCTGTGTGCCGAGATATGAAAGAATGAGCTGCTTGCGCGAACCTTCCGCAGACGGAAACTGAAACTTACGCTCTCTCAACATACGCTCGCCTTTAAGAACCCAGTTGAACACACCTGAAAGCTCCTCCTTGATAATCTCCGCCGCAAGACGCGGATTCTGCTTCTCCTTGGGGATTGTAACGTCGAAGCTGACATACTGCAAGCGTCTGATAAAGCCGAGCGTGACATCCTCGGGGAACGGAAGCTCGTTGAGATTGAAGATGAGGTATGGAAGGCTCTTTGACTCCAGTACGTTCTCGCCCAGCTTTCTGTACGGTACGGGCTCTCCGCTCACAAGCCTCTTGAACATACCAGTATTCTTGCGTCCGAACTTCTTCGGGTCGGAGTCGGAAGACCAGTTGAAGATGGCGTTACGGATAGGGTAGCGCCCTCTCATGCCCTCGTCACCGTCAGCGGTAAGTTCCGCATAGTCCATTTTTGATATGCGGTCTTTGCCGAACAGGGCGCACATAACCTCAAATATCACACTCTTTCCGTTTGCTCCGCTACCGATAAGCATAAGGCACAGCTCTATTTTGTCGGACATTTTACCTTCATACGGATTGTATGCGTCACCGCGCTGCACCAAGCCGAGACCCATGAACATCTGCAAGATGTCACGCGAGTCCTTGTCTGGCAGCACATCAAGCAGAAATCTCTCCCATTTCTTGCACTTCGCTTTCGGATCGAAGTTGTACGGATGATAGTAAGTCACATGATAATGCGGAGAGAACGGCATCGCCGTAGGAGCCACACGCGCAAGGCCGAAGTCAACGACACCGTTGGCGAACGCCACAACATCGAACTGCGGAACAAGCACGTTGTAGTTCTTGATTGTGTCGATGAACGACTCCTTTCTGATTGTGGAACGACCGAGCACGGGTGCTATGAACAAGTCCTCCATAAGCAACTGGTAAGCCTGCTCCACAACAATCGGCTCCACCACCTCGTATATTTTTCCGTTGAACGTATAGAACGCTCCTGCAAAATATTTTACAGGGCAGTCCTTGGCAAGTTCCCTGATACTCTTGCAAAAGCCCACCAGGAGCCTGTTCCAGCTCTCGCTGTTCACCTTGCCCCAGTCGGTTCTGTACATACCGAAGCCGTACTTCGCGTCTGCACTCAACGCCTTCAACTGCCCGTACAGCGAATCTATCGCCTCACCACTACTTCTTTTCATTCTTCCTTCTCCTTGTGTTTTTCTCTAATTGTGACATCACCTCGCGTCTTTCTGACCCTGCCGCCGTGCAGATAGACGAAAGCCTTTGCACCCTCTTCGCAATACACTTCCACCTCCGCATTGTCGTACATGTTGATAAACGCTCTCGCAAGGCCGTTTACAAATACAGTCGCCTCGCAGTCATGCCTTACATATATGTCGCCGCAGCTCTTGCCAGAGTAGGTCAGTCCTGCGACGCACTCTCCGTTTAATATCACCGTCGGCTTGTCGTCCGCAATCACGTTCTCGTCCACGTACACGCCGTGGTCGTGAATGACATCTCCGAACTCCTTCCGTATCACTTCGCATGACGGAAAGTTGTGTTCTATGCAGAAGTCAATGCCTCTGACAAACTTCTCGACAAGCTCGTCTTTCGACGTGCCGTCGGCCCATTCGTCAGTCCATTGCTGGCACAGACCCAAGCCGACTGCCTGCGACTTCATCTTAGCCGAAAGCTTCTCTACTTTTCCACCCATAGCTGTTCGTTGTCATGCTTTGTGTTTCGTTCTATATACTCGCTCATGGCTTTCATCTTTGCTGTCTGATACTCCGCATCACCAACGACGGTAGTATCAACGAACATGCCGGTAAAGATAGCCTCTGCGTTCTTGCCTTCCGTTCCGTGAGTGCGCCAATCGCCTTTCTCGTCACGAACCATGCCGAGCGCGTCGATTGCTTCGAACATCGTCGTGCCGATGCCAAACTCCACCTTCCATCCGCCGCCGACCGTTTCGACGCAAATGTACGGAAGCGAGCCTCGTGTCAGATGCTTGCGGACATCCTCACGGATACCTTCCTTGTCGCGGAGTTCCTTCAACTCCTGCTTACTTAGACTGCGCGACTTCTTTGTAACCACAAAATTGCCGCAATATAACTTCTTTCCAAAATCCATATCTATACTTATTTAGTTAAACAATGTTTTTATCTTCTTTAAAGGCTTTTCCTTCGCCCGTATTCGCATATCAGCGTTGCGTCGCACTTGTTATCGTCTACGTTCTTGCACTTGCTTGTACGCCTAAAATCTTCGGTCGGAAACAGTCGTCTTGCGGCGTTGATGGATGTCGCCTTGTTGTCAGTGCTTTTCTTTCCGCAATAACTCTTGACAACCTTATCGTGACTTATCCAAATCTCCTTCTGCCAAGTCTTCGGAGGTACAAGATGATAGGGTATCTCAAGCGCTATCAACAGACCTTGCAGTACTCCGAACGTTTCTCCGAACGAGAACGTGGACTTTGCCGACGAACCGAAGATGGCGTGTATCTCCTCCATACAGCACACGCAATTTTCCTCGCACACCGTCTTGATGTTTTTCAGAAACAGCGCAATATCGTGATAGTCACAATCCTGTAAGGAGCAATACTCGCGCGTGCCGTCAGGGTGCATTACTGCTATGAAACCCTTTGAGCCAGGGTCTATGCCGATGTATGTCTTGCTTGCCATATTATTTTACTCCTGTTGAATTAAAACCGTTGTCGCCACGCTTCTTGTCATCATTTTCTTCTTTTTTGATGACACCACTCACAAGTTCCGTGCTTGGTATCTCCACAATGCGCATCTGTGCAATCTTTGTTCCTTTTGGTATGTATATTCTCTTAACGAGAATATCAAGATTAAATGCCTTTATTATAGACAAAACCATACCGGTGTATTGGCTATCAATTAACCCTAACTCAACATCAGCATTTATACGAGTTTCTTTAGACTCTCCATTTAAGTATTCAATTACCGCCGGAATACCATACAAGGACATTCCACTTCTCGCCTGTATCAACGCGGCCAAATGTTTAGGTAACTGTATCTTAAATCCTAAAGGCACGGCATGTCGTCCCCAGTCCTTCACATCATAGTCCTCGCTCGTGAACACATCATACGCTGCATCGGCATCGTGTGCCTTTTCAGGCATCCTGCCGCCACAAAGTTCTATTACTATCTTCTCTCTTTCCATTTTATTCTATTTTTGTTTATTTATTTCTTGCCGTTCCACTTTACAAACTCCTCACAAGCCTCATCTTCGCCCATCACGAACGTGTAGAGGTCTTTGGCGAGGCAATAAGGTGGGCCGTCTGCATCCTCGTCTGCGAACATCGCGCAGTCCTTGCACTTGTACTTACATTTATCTACTATCTCTTCCATAATTATAATCTTCCTCACTAATTTTGTAAAATTCCGCACTCTCGGAGTAATAGCCGTTACTTGTTCCAAACCATCGAATAGTGACATCCCCATGGAACGTTGCTAAATGATAAAATGTCCAAGTATAAGTATCTTCAATACATTCTTCATCTACAGGATAGTCGTTGTTTAACTCTTCCGCTGTCAGTATTTCCTCATTCAGCAAATCAGCGAAATCACCGCAAATATCATCTATATATACATTCTCGCAACAGTCTTGATTGTGCGTCATAATGTAAAATTCTCCATCAGCGGTTTTGAAAAACAAAGCATCGTTTGAGTCATAATGGCTTCTCTCGACCTCAACGAGTGTTTTTCCTTTTAGCACATCAATGTCGCGATAGTTTTCAAATCCCAAAAACATAAGCTATTCCTCCTATATTAAACCCCAAAACAAAACCAAAGCACACAAGCAACCTTCATTTTTTCTTTAGAAAGTAATTCAAAACAATCAAGGTTATAATCCTTACTGACACAAACCCTAATTTGAGGTGCAAATTGTTTTTGTTTCACAGCGATTGTATATAATGATTCGTGGGGGAAAACTGAATTTACATCCTCAACAACCGCGCACATAACCCTGCCATCTTTTCTGACTTCCGCATAACTTTCTATTTGCTGCTTTAGCTTTCCGACAGAATTATTTAGAAAAAATTCTTTTGGCGCAAGAAAAATGTCACCAAGTTTTAATTTTTCATTTTTATCCATAAGCTATTCCTCCTTGTCTTTAATTTCTATAAAATCACCGACTCCCAAACGAGCGTTGTTGATACAATTACATATCCAACCCATAAGGTATGCCTGGTGCTCATTTCTGCCGTTATACATCCTTTCCAAGTCGCACGCATCGTTGATAGACGATAGAACATGATATGCCTCATGGCAGATATTTTTCATAGTCATATCCTTCTTCTTTGGAAAGACAACGAGATTACCGAAGTATTTCCCTGCTTTACTCATACATTCGTCATAAACCATACCTCCGTAGTTTCCTTCGCTCATAGGCTCGCCGTTGTGAACAAGAGGTTCGCCTTTCATGTTAGCAAAGCATTTGTCTATTTCTTCTTCCGACGTATTGTACATCACCCAAAGTTTCCTTGGGTAAATCTGCGGTGTATATTCGTAATATCCTTTCTTCTTCATAATTCACGAATTAGCTTAGTTATACGCTTGTATTCCTTAATGATTGGAGCATCAAACCATTGTGTTTTAACGATATATGTCCTACCCTGTTTTATAACTCCAACGAGTTGGGCATTACCCCAGACTCCATACAAATCTATACGATACGCTCCCTTATCTGTAGCCACAAGATAATATGTCTCTGTACCAAACGACTCTTTGTTACCAGACGTTTCTACGATTTTATCGACAGAGTAAACCGTAATAGTGTCGTACAACTTACGATTGCCTCCTTGGAATCTCTGACTCCTGCTACACGATGCCAATAGCGACACCACCGCAACTAATGCAAATAATAAAAACTTCTTCATATCCCAACTATTTTATTTTAACTATTTCAACTATTTCTATTGGCGCAATAGATTTGATATAATGATACCCTAACGGATCTGTATAGTTCAAGCTATTCCACCCTCTCCCGACACGAACATACGGAACCCTGCATGTACGGATGTTTATGCTATCCGCTTTGTCAGGGTAATGGATAACAATGGTTGCAGAATACCATACCGTATCGTCTTTAACAAATCCGCCGTTCTTGTATTTTTCACTTTGCCAAATAACAAAACCAAAGATTAAAACCGCTAAGGCAAAAAGTGATAAAAAACACATTTCTGCACTCCAGTCATTCAACCATCTTTTCACGTTCATATCCTCAATATTTATTTGTGCAACCTTCCGATATGCCACTTAGAGCACAGTTCGCAGAAATACGGACGTTCTCCCATTGTTTTCAGCTTCGGGTTCTGCTCAAGAAACTCCCATGCCTCATCCTCGGTATCGTAGCCAACCTTCTGCTTCCACGAGTTCCCCTTGCGAGTCCAGTGCCTTGCGTCGGGACGCAGGGTGGAGTAGGGTGCTTTGTTGTGGTATCTGTTTTTGCTCATATCCATTTTACGGTTGTTTCTCCGTTGTAACCTTTCTCCCATACAAACCATGCGTAGCTGACTGCACTGCCGCCGCCATTTCGCATTGCAGCGAACTTGCCGTTCTTTGCGCATAACACTCTCTTTGAGAATTGCAGTACGTACTTAGGCGGCGTGTTCTTATAGAGCCTCTCGTAGCGTTTCTGACCCTCCAGGAATGTTGTCTTGAGAAACATCACACACAAACCTCCGTCGGGAAGCAAGTCAAGCGAGTGCTGTATGAACTCGAATGCGTACTTGTAGGGTGGGTTGGTCAGTATGCACTCGCAGCCGTCGGGCATCGTGTCTGCCTTGAAGAAGTCCTGCACACCGCCGTAGCCTCGGTCTATAAGGTCGGTGCTCACGACATCGTGCCCGAACTCAACAAGACGCTCTGACAAGCATCCAGTACCACAAGCGCACTCCCATATCTTCTTCGGCAAAGAGAAGTGCTTTAAGAGCTTGTCTATAGCCTCGGGCGATGTGGCGTAGAAGTCGTGCTCCTCACGCTCCTTGTCCGTGTGATTGCTCGCACCGATTGTTATGAAGGTGCTCTTGCCGTTTCCGTTCCAGTCCTTAGTCATTTTTCTGCATTTCATTGTTGAACTCTCTTTGTAATATCCGTTCGATATTCGCAGGCGACCCATACCAGTCGTACTTCTCCTCAGCCGGAGCATTTTTCGGCATACTTGTTTTGTCAAGTTCCATGATTGTAAGTATCGCATAGTTCGCAAGGTCAAGCAATGAGTCTCTCATACTCTCGTCCTTCACCTTCGCCTCGTCAGACATCAGAGACTTCACGCGCTTTAGCTTCTCGGACAGGTGCCCGTAGGCGTATGTCATACCGCACTCCGCAAACAATTCCGAGAAGCTATTGCCGTAGTCGTGATTCTTCGCCTTGAAGGTGTCGTACATGCCGTTGGTAATGTCGCGGAACGCATCGGCATCTCCAGTTGGCTGTTCAGTAAACGCGGAAAGCTTTGAAAGAACGTCAATCGGATCAAGGGAACATCCGTAATGCTCCATACGGTATTTTTTCCCGCCGCTGCGACTGCCACCACAAATAAAGTTGTACGCCCAGTCGTTCTTCGGGTTCTCTGTACTGAAAATATGGCAGAGATTAGCGTCGATGGCACGTCTTCCGTGTTGCATCACGTCGCCCAGGGATATGTAGAGCGGTTTCTTCCCGAGCGCATCGCTGCGCACCTTGATGTACTCGCCGACCCATGCGCAATGCGGGTCTTTCTTGTCAGCGGAGCTTATCAGCTTCGGACCGCCGCACACCTCGAAAAGCGGTACTTTGGGCGTTACATAGTTTTTGTCTCCGTGCGGAGTTTTCAGCGTTGTCAGATACTGGATGGATTCACACATATCCGTGGCAACACAAAAGCTCGCCACTTGATACTTCCTCCTGATTATATCGTTGGGCATCCTAAACTTCAAGCCCTCCTTTATGTCCTCTCTGTTAATCATTGTTACTACTCCTTTCTTTGATTCAACCTTTTTCTATATTAATGTCTCACCACGCTCCACAATATCTTTAGTTGAAAGGTAAAATACCTCATTTTCAATCTCGTCACAAGTTACTCTTACAAAGGATCCTAAATGATGAGGTTTAGAGGAGGTCTCAAAATACTCTCTCGGACTATCTACAACCTTAAAAAAAGGACGACCTACGGTTGCAATGATTTTAAATCCTTCAAGAGTCTCTAAATCTGTCCTGTACCTCGGTAATACAGGACAGTCTTCGCCCTTTATTTGACGATGACGAAATCTTGCCACCTCTTCTTCGTATTCTCTCAATCTGATCGGAAGAATGAACTCTAAACCTATCTTAATATCTTCTTTCTCAATCACTGTTACTCCTTTCTTTGAACGGCACCCATATCTCCTCCATCTCACGCATCGCAAGCTCGTAGGCATCTATATCGCCCTCCGTAGGGTTGTTATTGCTGTGATAAACAACAATGGCAAACACAAAGTAACGAAAGATTATTGCCGCATCGTAATATTGACGTGGATGACGCAAAAAATTGCAACAACCATACTTACCACCGTCAGGCAGCGTGCCGTCACCAGATACCACAAGCACATTGAGAGGACGAGTCACCCATTGTATGTCTATAGGCTCTCCCGATTTTATACGCTCTTTCAACTCCTGCGCCTCGCAGTACCATGCGTGAAGAGCACCATCACCGGCATACTGCACCTTTGGTATAGGGCATTTCAGCAGACGCTGCAAATCATCCAATAACTCCTGTTTCATATCTCGTTCTTGTTTTTACCTTCTTGCTTCTTTGTAATGTCTGACATATAACGGTATATCTCCCTCACCATACCGTTACACCAGTTGTCAACAAACGGGTCGCTCTCGAATAGTGGCAGTTTCTTGAAGTCAGTCTTGAACCAATTAGCGAACTGCAACAAGACATAGCGCATCACGGCTACATCATGGGCATTGTCCATCGCTCCATCAAGATTTCGCAAAGCTCTTTCCGATAACTCGCGCAAATTGTGATACCCGTAGAGTATTCGTCTATTTTTATTTTTTTTCTTCATTTAAACCATTATTTTAAAATAACCTATAACTTCTTTTATCGGCATACTAAACATGCTATACTCTGTAATTCCCGACTTTATAATTCATATTCGTTATATAATTGATAAAGCGGATATGAGAGCATACATACAAGACCCAGTACCATAAATCCAGCTACCAATGACTTGGTGAATGCAGCCGTTACGGCAGAAATAGAAAACATTATCACTCCGAATACCATCAACAACATGAAACGCCTGCGCCATCTGCGACGCTTAATCCTCGCCATCTTTTCCTCCTCCAACTCTTTTTCAAGTCTTTCCATGAGGTTTTCCATTCCGTTTCCCATACTTTTACAATTAATTTTACTACTTTTGCATCTGATAAAACCAGTCCGTAGAGACGGTCAATTCCGATTAACAGAAAATGAACGATTAATGTAGGTTCCAAATGCAGCCAAATCCCCGATAAACACGGGGTTTGTGTAGGTAGTGTATGATAAGGTTCTCAACCCCTATCCTCACATGCCTCTGAAACGAAGGTACAAAATAAGTTCTACAATCATACACAAACTCCCGTAAATACGAGGTTTTTGGTGCATTTTTATCCTACATCGAGTGTATAATAAATATACATAGCTATTCGGCGACAAAGAGATGTTCCACTTCCCAGTTTCAACCGCCAGGAAGTTAACAAAACTGAATATACATAAATATACAAGTTTACAGTTTTTAACAAATGGGAACATAAGTTTACACAAAGTCAAAAATCGGAAGAAAAAATTTTTAAAAGAGGTGACTATGCCGCCAAATAGTCAATTCTCAGGGGGGCGCACCCTGTTTTCTTTATATTATATGCAATAATATAACGTTAATAAGTGTTACTTATAAAAATTCCTGTTTGCCTTGCTTTACATTATAAAAAGTTGTAACCGCTTGAATATCAAGCATTTACGCCTGTATATTAATTCTTAAAACGCATGTTTATCCAAAACCCCAAAAATAGGGGATGTTTTAAACTTTGTTAATTTAACACTTTCAATTTGAAACCTGTAACTCATTGATAATCAGATATGATAATATTTGCAAACAATATTTGCTTGTTTTCAAATATGGTTAAAACGCTGATTATCAGTTAGTTATAAAATAGGTTTGATTTAAATCAACTAACAAATGTTAATAATTTAACACTTTTTTCTGTAATAATTACAAATTAACATTTTAGCCCTGTTTTACTTACAATTTGTAACCACTTTTTGCCGTTTGGAATTATTACAAATGAAAACGGCTGAAATTGGCGAAAAATAGAACAATAATAGGAAATATCGACCACCTTTTAACAAGTGTTAAAATATCTAACTACTTGTATTTCAGCTATTTATGCGATTGAAATTGCCTTAAAATAGGGGGTTGCAACTTACGATTTTTTTTATTATCTTTGCACCTGTAAAGGTGCAAGCCTTACAAGTTACCCACAGCGGTGGGAGCTTTGTGTTCCGTGTGGCATACGCTCCGCAACACGGAACACATGAAAGAGAGGAGCGCAACAGATAATATTAATATTAAGATTATGAACAACAAGGAATTACAAGACATTTTGAAAGCGTCAAAATCAGTTGTAGACAATGTAACAGTGTGCGAATTGCTTAATACTGAAGTACAACAACAAGCGAAAAAAGACACAGACCGCCCAACGGCTTACGACTCCCTGTACTCTTTATATAAGGAGTACACGAAAGCTAAACAAGCCTACGACAACGCAGTGAATTATTGCCTTTGGCTTAATGATGAGTTTAGCGGATGTGCAAACGTCGCAATATCTTTTGCCGTTGAGGCGGTGGCACACACACGGGGCTTGAGTGGTTTTGCAAAGTGGTTTAAAACTAACAGGGAAATAAACACGCCCTTTGTGTCTTCTTTGCCACAACTTGCAGCGTATGTGCTCGCAGCAGTTAAGGACTACGAAAAGAGCCTTAAAGCGGTCGAGGATAAGAAGACAGAAAGAAAGAGCCTACAGGAAAGACTCGCTGCTGCACGTGCTGCACTCGCAGCAGTAGAAG